CTGTGCGTGGGACTTGGCCATCGGTAAAAAGGACAGGAATGACTATTCCGTTGGGATGGTCGTGGGCGTGGACGAGTACGATAGGATATTCGTCATGGATGTGATCAGAGGGCGCTTTGACGGCTTTGAGCTGGTAGAGCAGATTCTGGACTTGTACGAGGTATGGAGACCGTCGATAATTGGCATCGAGAAAGGGCACATAGAGATGGCCCTTGGTCCGTTCCTAGAGAAACGCGTTAGGGAGCGGGGGCTATACGAAGCCTACTTCAAGGACTTGAAGACAGGACGTAGAGATAAAGAGGCTCGAGCACGCGCTATCCAAGGGCGCATGCAGCAGGGCATGGTGTATTTCCCGAGGAACGAGATGTTTACTGGCCCCCTAGTGGCAGAAATGTTACGATTCCCCAATGGTGTACACGATGACCAAGTTGATGCGTTGGCGTGGCTAGGTCTTATGATGACGGAGTTCGCTACATTCCAAGCGCCCGTTGTCCGCGAATCATCTTGGAGGGACAGGCTTGAGTATATGTTAAAAGAGCCCCGTACTAAATCACCAATGAGTGCATAGATATGAAGAAGACATCCCGGCTCACACCCGCCGAACAGCAAGAAGTAGCATCGCGTCAATGGGATCGCTATGTAAGAGCCCGAGACAACGGCCACTTAGAGTACATAGAGCTTGCCAAGAAGTGTGACGCGTACTACCGGGGCGAGCAGTGGGACGAGGCCGATGCAGCAGCGCTAGAGGCCGAAGGTCGCCCAGCACTGACCATCAACACCATTCTTCCGACAGTGAACACTGTCCTAGGCGAACAGTCCACTCGCCGTGCAGACATACAGTTTAAGCCCCGCCGTGGTGGCGACGCAGAAGTGGCGCAGACGCTCACTAAGCTGTATATGCAGATTGCAGACAACAACAAACTTGACTGGGTTGAGCAGCAGGTCTTCAGCGACGGCTTGATCATGGACGGTCGTGGGTACTTCGATGTACGCATGGACTTCAGCGATCATGTTGAAGGCGAGATTCGCATAACATCCAAAGACCCGCTAGACATCCTTATTGACCCAGACGCAAAAGAGAGCGACCCCAAGACTTGGAACGAGATCTTCGAAACCAAGTGGATGACACTGGACGAGATCGAAGAGCTGTACGGTAAGAAGAAGGCCGAAGAGCTACGATTCATCGCAGAGAACGGTAACAGCTTCGGGCGCGATTCAATCGAATACGAAGAGAACCGGTTCGGTGACCTAGAGTCTACGGACGATTACTTAGGCGCTGGCATACCCGGCGACGACGAGTACCGCAACGTCAAAGCACTGCGAGTCATCGAGCGTCAGCACAAACGCATGCACCGCGTAGACTGCTTCGTTGACCCCGACACTGGCGACCAGCGAGATATCCCAGAATCATGGTCAGAGGGCAAGGCTAAAAAGTTCGCCAAGCAGTACGGCTTGAGTATAATCAGTAAGGTCAAGCGCAAAGTGCGATGGACAGTTACATGCGACAAGATCGTGTTGCACGATGATTGGTCTCCGTACGCCGACTTTACGATCGTGCCGTACTTCGCTTACTTCCGCCGTGGCCGACCATTCGGCATGGTGCGCAACTTGTTGTCTCCGCAAGAGCAGCTCAACAAGATCGCAAGCCAAGAGCTGCACATTGTTAACACCACCGCTAACAGCGGCTGGATGGTAGAGAGCGGCTCGCTGGTTGGCATGTCAGCCGACGACCTAGAAGAGCACGGTGCAGAGACTGGTCTGGTACTTGAGTATAACCGTGGCTCTAATCCACCGGTTAAGATCCAGCCTAATCAGATCCCAACAGGGCTCGACCGCATCAGTCAGAAAGCGGCGCTAAACATCAAAGCGATCAGTGGCATTAACGACTCGATGCTTGGCACCGACAGCGCTGAAGTATCGGGTATCGCTATCCAAGCCAAGCAGAATCGTGGCGCTATCATGATTCAGGTGCCGCTTGATAACCTGAGAAAGACCCGCCAGTACTTGGCCGAGAAGATCCTCAATCTAATTCAGACTTTCTACACTGAGCAGCGCATCATTCAGGTTACGAACGAGGAAGACCCCCTGCGCCCAAGAGAGCAGATGGTGATCAACCAAACGACGCCAGAAGGCCGTATTATCAACGACTTAACGTTGGGTGAATACGATGTAGTAGTCAGCACCGCGCCAGCTCGCGATTCGTTCGACGAAGTGCAGTTTGCGGAGGCACTTAACCTTCGTCAGGTTGGCGTGGCTATCCCTGATGACGCTATCATCGAATACTCGCACTTGGCACGTAAGGGCGAGCTAGCCAAACGCATACGTATGATGACGGGCGTAGAGCAGTCGCCAGAGCAGATGGAAGCAGCGGCTATTCAGCAGCAGTTTGCTATGCAGCAAGTACAGCTTGAAATCGCTAAGCTGGAAGCTGAGGTACGTAAACTACAGTCCGAAGCGGCTATCAACATCGCGAAAGTACAAGACGTATCCGAGGTCAACCCACAGATGCGTATGGCAGAGCTTCAGAGCAAGCTGTCAATGAAGGAACAAGAGCTGCAGCTGCGTAGAGAGCTTGCAGATCTGACAAATAGAACCCGCTCGTCTCAAGCCGAGACGCAAGCGGCTACAAGGATTGCTGCTACAGCAATGCAGACCGCTGCCAAACAACAGCGGCCCCAGCAGGTCAATATCCCGGATATGCGACCTATAGGAAACCAATAGGAGTTTGATATGTCAGATGACAAAAAATCAGTCGAATTCGACACCATGCCCGGTGCCGACCGTCTAGAAGAAGCCGAAGGTCTTGATATGAACTTCGGCCTTGGTGAAGAGCCAGTGGCAGAGATCGAAGAAGAGGAGCCAGTCGCAGAGATTGACGAGGAGGAGCCCGTTGCCGAAGTTCAGGAAGAACCCGAGGCAGAGCTTGAAGAGCCCGAAGCGGAGCTTGAAGAGCTTGAAGAGCTAGAAGAAGAGCCAGAACCCGATACCAAGAAGCCTATGGTGCCGAAATCACGCCTTGATGAGGTGTTAGCCAAGCAGAAAGCCCTGCAAAAGCAGCTAGACGACCTTATGGCGGCCAAACAGGCTGAAGCCGAAGCACCTTCTGACTATGATTTCGCCGAGAAAGAGATCGAGTACCAGAATTTGCTGCTAGATGGCGAGTCTCAGAAGGCGGCAGCCCTTCGTGCAGAGATTCGTGCGGCGGAGCGTGCCCAACTTGAGTACGAAATGACTCAGAAAATGACCCAGCAGGTCACGCAGAGCCAGCAAGCGACTGCTCTACAGCAGGCAGCATCTGACTTAGAGGCCAACTTTCCCATGTTCGACGTGAATTCAGCGGAATATAACGCAGAGTACACGCAGGAAGTCATCGATTTACGTGACGCGTTCATCGTAAAAGGCGACAATGCAGTAGCGGCGCTATCGAAAGCAGCTAAATTCGTTATCCGTGAGTACGGGCTGGAAGCACCAGAGCCAGCTAAACCGTCTTTATCAGACACTAACAAGCGACCGGTGGACGAATTGGCTAAAAAACGAGCAGAAGTAAGCCGCAAGATCAAAGCAGCAGAGTCACAACCGCCCGAATTACCCGGCGAAAGCTCTGCAAACCGTGGCGAAAGGCTGATGGACATCAGTAATATGACGGAAGACGAGTTCAATGCCCTTCCGGAAGCCACATTGAAGCGTCTCCGTGGAGACATTTTGTAGGAGAGGTGACAAATGCCGTCCAAAAAAGACCCCCGGCTCGCTAGGGCCGGTGTTTCAGGCTACAATAAGCCGAAGCGCACGCCTAGCCACCCTAAAAAATCGCATGTTGTAGTGGCGAAAGAGGGTGATAAGGTAAAGACAATCCGCTTTGGGCAGCAAGGCGTGTCAGGTTCACCTAAAAAACAAGGTGAATCGTCGTCTTACCGTAAGCGACGGGAGTCTTTTAAAGCTCGGCATGCAAAAAACATCTCGAAAGGTAAGATGTCGGCGGCCTATTGGGCCGATAAAGTTAAATGGTAAGGAGAAAAACCTATGTTTAAGCCATGCAAAGGATGCCCAAGCCCCGCAAAGTGCAAAGCAGCAGGTAAGTGCATGAAGCGGTCTAAGCCAAAAGCCAAGCCAAAGATGTACAGATAGTCCTTGCGTCCTTTTATTAGGGACGCTAATATACGAAGTACATTCGTTTATCAGTACGATAACTGGTCGTGTCGAACACGTAAATAACGTATACTTCGCCTGCACTAGGCGTGAAACCTGCCGAGGTCGCACCTCGTAAATAAGCGCTAGGTCGTTGACCTCACGATACGAGGAAACGGGTTAGCCGCTCCACAAGTCGGCTATGAATGGGTTTAGGCCCAATACTATACATATCGAACGCATTAGGAGGCCATAATGGCTAATACTAACTTTGCGTCGCTGACTTCAGAACAGCTTACCGCGTGGAGTCGCGACTTCTGGCGTGTTGCTCGCAACATGTCTTTCGTCAATCAGTTTGCAGGAACTGGTTCAAATGCAATGGTTCAGCGTGTTACTGAACTCACTAAGTCTGACAAAGGCGCTCGTGCAGTAATCACTCTGCTTGCCGACATGACTGGTGACGGTATCACTGGCGACTACACTTTGGAAGGTAATGAAGAAGCGCTTCGTGCGTACGACATCACCATCCAGCTTGATCAGTTGCGCTTTGCTAACCGATTGGCTGGCCGATTGGCTGACCAGAAATCAGTAGTTAACTTCCGTGAGACCTCACGCGACGCACTTGCTTATGCAATGGCTGACCGTATGGACCAGTTGGCGTTCTTGACTCTGTCAGGCGTTGCTTACACTCACAAAACGAACGGTGCTCTCCGACCTACTTCAGCTACTGCTGGACACGAGTTGGTTGACCTTGAGTTCGCTTCAGACGTTTCTGCTCCTACTTCAGCGCGTCACCTTCGTATCGATGGTAACAATCTGGCTACTGGCGACACTACTGCTATCACTACTGCAGACGTGTTCAAGTATCGTCACATTGTAGATCTTAAAGCATACGCTAAAGACAACTACATTCGTGGCATCCGTGGCGCAGGCAACGACGAAGTGTTCCACTTGTTCGTGACTCCTCAGCAGATGGCTGACCTGAAGCTCGACAGTGACTTCTTGGCCAACGTACGTAACGCAGGCGTTCGCGGTGCTAGCAACCAATTGTTTGCTGGTTCTTCAAGCCTGATGGTTGACGGCGTAATGGTCCACGAGTTCCGTCACGTGTTCAGCACTGAAGGCGCAACCACTGGTACTTCTTCAGAAGCAGGCGATCCCGGTTACAAGTGGGGTGCAGACGCAACCGTAGTTGGTGCTCGCGCACTGTTCTGCGGCGCTCAGGCTCTTGCTATGGCTGACATCGGTATGCCAGAAGTTGTTGAAGATACCTTCGACTACGGCAACCAAGCTGGTATCAGCATCGGCAAGATCTTCGGCTTGCGTAAGCCTAAGTACAACAGCGACTACAGCGGTTCTGTACAGGACTTCGGTGTTATCGCTCTTGATACTGCTCAGTAAGATCGGTACCCCCTCTTCGGAGGGGGTTTCTTCTTTTAGGAGTCTTAATGAAAATAATCTCGGACAAGGATTTACGAGTCGCTACCACAAGTGGCGCAGTCGTAGTGTTCAAAGCTAATGAGGCACGCGAAGTATCACACACCATTGGTGCTATAGCGATGCAGATGGGAGCTAGACAGGTCGGCTCCGTAGTGAAAGCGCCAGAACCAATCATTGATGCAGAACCGGCGGCTGAGGTAATAGAAGAAGCCGAAGGCGAAGACGAAGCTCTAATCGCCGTTCTACAGAAGCTGATTGAGATCGGCAACCCAGAAGATTTTAAAGCTGACGGCACACCGAAAGCCGCAGTTGTGAATAAGGCTCTAGGCCGTACAGTCCGTACGGAAGAGCGTGAGCGGGCTTGGGAGATAGCCCTCAACTCTTAACGAGGTAGGCCATGTCAGTCACAGTACAAAGCGTTATCGACCGTGTTCAAACAACCCTCCAAGACACCACAGGAGTACGCTGGCCGGTAGTAAGCGAGCTTGTATTGTGGGTCAACGACGCACAGCGCGAAATAGCCCTGCTAAAGCCGGACGCGTCGGCTAAAAATACGACCATTACGTTGGCAACTGGCACTAAGCAGGATATACCCAACGATGGCAACCGGCTGTTGCGGGTTGTACGTAATATGTCGGCAGCTGTTGGCGGCAACGGACTACGAGCAGTTCGCATCGTTTCTCGCGAAGTTCTCGACGCTCAGACGCCAGACTGGCACGATCCGACGGTTACCGGAGATGCTGCTCACACAAATATCGTTAAACACTACGTTTACGATGAGCAAAACCCACGTAATTTTTACGTCTATCCGGGCGTGGACGGTAACGCCTACTTAGAGATAATCTACTCAGCTAATCCGTCAACTGTCGAGCAAGCCGACAACTTGGATATACCAGACATATACGCAAACGCAGTTATGAACTATGTATTGTACATGGCGTATATGAAGGATGCAGAGTATGCTGGGAACTCGCAGCGAGCAGCTAACCACTTCCAGCTGTTTACTGCTTCAGTTACCGGCAAAGGCCAGTTAGACGCCGCTACTACGCCGAATCTGGAGAACGCTAGACCGGCTCCTATAACTCCTATGGGGTAATAAATCATGGCGATAGCTTATGAGACACTACTGCCAGAAATCATCCCAATGGTACCGGGCTGCCCAGATACGCTGATTGAGAACAACATACGATCAGCGGTCATAGAACTGTGCGAGAAAACAGGCGTATATCAGCTAGAGCTAGACCCAATAACCACAGTAGCCAACACTTTTGAGTACGACTTAGAACCGCCCGCCGGTACAGTGGTGCACAAGATAATGTGGGTCGTACACGACGGCAAAGACTTGGAGCCGATTAGCACTAACTTGCTAGAGCAGCGTCTACCGAGCTGGCGTGATTCTGACAATGCTGGTACCCCAGAGTACTTTATAAAACAGACCCAATCCCTGTTTTGGATGGTACCTGTCCCAGAATCGACTAAGCCGTCGTCCACAGTTTTGCGCGTTCAGTTGAAGCCTACTCACAGGTCAACCACCTGCGACAACGACGTGATGAACGACTATCACGACACTATTGTTAATGGCGCTTTGTTTCGATTATTGCGTTTACCGAGTAAAGAGTGGACAGATTACGCTGGGGCTCAAGTATACGGCTCGTTGTTTAATGAAGGTTTAGTGGCTGCAGAGCGTAGAGCTCGACATGCTGATTCAGGTGTAGCTAGGAAAACTAAATATGGCGGGATATATTCACGTACAGCGCAAAAGAGAAATAGATATGGACTCGGTGGTTAGCCCTGTATTAAGCGACGTACGACAAGAGTGGGACTGGGTCAAGTACGGTATAGAAGAGATCCTTAAGGAGGATCGAAACCTTACGTTTAGACCAGAAGATGTTTATTCAGCGATACTCGCTAAACAGGCCATACTCTGGACTACGGATCAAGGTTTTGTAGTTACTACTACAGAGACGGATACGTTTAATGGTGAGAAAACATTCTTAGTATGGCTGGCGTGGGCAAGAGAACGCGGGCATAATTTAGCTGTGGTGCACAGGGTATTCTTCGAAGAAGCCGCTAGAGGCGCTGGGTACTCAAAGATAGAAGTTAGGTCGGCTATACCAGAGGTTAGAGACTATCTAATTAATACTGGTTGGGAAATCGACACGGTCGTTTTCACGAGGTATTTATAATGGGCAGTAAACCAAAAGCACAAGATTATAAGGCTTCGGAAGCCGAGAAAGCATCTGCTTCTGTGGCTATGGCCGAGTACGAGTACTTTAAGCAGAAGTACGACCCGCTGCTACAGCAGATGCGAGACAAGTCTCTCACAGCGGATGTGCAGTCTGGTTTAAGAGGTCGGGCTAACGCTGATACTATGCAGGCGCTTACAGCACAACCGTCGTACCAACAGACTCAGAGCACAACCGCCGCCGGTGATATGGCGCAAGCATACCAAGGCCAGCTAGGCATCGCCAACGTAGCTGCCAAAGATATCCAGAACAAAATGCAAACAAATGTTCTCGGCACTGCTCGCGGTCAGGCGGCTGATGCGCAGACTGGTATGGCAGCGGCATCACGACTAGCTACTTCTGAAGCGTTGACTAGGGCTAAAGCTAATCAAGAAGTTGCTCAAGCGAAGCTGAGTGCTGCGGGTCAGATAGCTGGTACGCTTATTGGCCAAGGTGTCTCGAACATGAAGACTACTGGCCAGCGTATGGACCCTACCGGTATGGGCCCGCCGGAACAAGTAAGCGGTTCATTTTTTACACCGGTTAATAGCGCCGGACAAAGTGTTACCGGGGTTAAGAATCGCTTAGCGTTTTCTGGCTTATTCGGAGGCGGTTGATATGGATTTAGGCGATCTTTCAAATCTTAATAAGTATCTTAGCACTTATACCGGCAACCCTAATGCTTTGCCTGTAGTGTCTGACCCTGAGCAAGCATACGCTGATATGACTCGTCAGGAATACCTTGACTATATTCAGAACTATCGTGGGTTTGAAGAGCAGCTGATACAGAAAGCACAGACTGACACTAGTCTTATAGATCAGGCCCGCCAAGATGTAGGCGTAGCACAAGGCCTAACAGCTGGTATAGCAGAGCGTAACGCACAGCGTTATGGTGCTGCACTGACACCGGCCCAACGACAGCAGCAGTCTTTACAGCTACAGCGAGCGAACACACTTGGTGGTATACAGTCGATAAATGACGCCCGACTTGCACAGCGGGAAGCTAATACTGCATTGCTGTCTGATTTGATAAACATAGGCCAAGGCGTAAACCGTTCGTCACAGCAACAGTTAGGCTCGGCAGCAGCTGATGCCACACAGCGTAAGAACGCTTACACTCAAGCAAAAGCCGCTTCTAAGGCACAGACCTACAGCACTATTGGATCGCTCGGCGCTGCAGCCATACTTGCGTTCGCGTTCTAGGAGACACTTATGGCAGTACAAGATTTCGGTAGCGGGTTACTAGCTGGTTTCCAAGGTGCTATGGCGCTTGGGCAGCAACGCCAAGAGAACATTTTTAAAGAGCGCGAGCTTCAGCAGCGGGACTTCCAACTCGGGCTGGCCGATGAAGAGCTTAAGCTAGGCAAAGACAGACTAGCTGAGAACAAACGTCAGTTTGATGAGAACTTTAAGCTAGCTGAAAAAGAGCTGGCTCAAGGCGCAGAACGTATTAGGGTATCACAGCGTCAAGTAGCAGTGGCTGAAGGCGAACTGGGTATAATGCAAGCCCAAGAAAAACGAACGCAGACTGAATTTGATCAGGAGCAGAGCAATTTACTTACTGGTCAGCTATATAATAATGCCGGTAAACAAGGTTTTATTGACCCAAAGAATGCACAACGGCTGGACACAACGGCTGTAGCCGCGGCTTTAGCGGAAGGTGATTCGGCTGCAGATCGGTGGGCCCTTGAAGTTTTGAATAACAGTAACCTTCCTCGGCCAGAAGGGTTCACTTATACAGCCATAAATAGAGACCCAAGAACAGGCCTACTATCTATCGTAGGGCAGTATGATAACGGCGAGATGGGCGTTCTTACTGAAGAAGGTGGTAGTGACCCCAACGAAAACACAATGATGCTAACACCGGCCCAAGCAGCCAGCGTCCTTAGCAGTGAGTGGGTCAGCTTTCAAGTTATGGACGGCGCTGCAACTAACCGAGGTGCTGCGTATCAAGCGCAAATGGGCGTTAACCAAGCCGATATCGATGCGCAGACTGCTGACGTGAAGCTGCAAGGCAGCGTTGTCGCAGCTCTTGACGCTCAGAAAGACCCCGCAGCATCGCGCGCGTTCAGACGAGTATTAGCTACTGCTGAGACAGACGAGGAAAGACGGTCTATTCTTACAGAGGCGGCTAACCGTATGAGGATTGAAATCCCGCCTGTGTTAGATATTCGCGGTGAGTTGGTAGAGTACAGTAGCCCTACTACTAAAGCCAGTGAAGGTGTAAGAGTACCCGGCGAAAGCTTTATGACGGCTTCTGAAGTAGATCTAAACAGGGCTAAAAAACGGATAGAGAAGTACGATAACGATATTGCTGAACTACAAGCGACAATGGAGGGTAATAAGTCGCCAGAGTTTCAACGACGTATACAAGAGCGGATCAACGTGAAAGACGATGATCGCCGCGGATATATCGAACAGGTAAACAAGGCGTCTTTAGAGTCCGTTAATAAAGAAATCAAAGACCTAACAGCTCGCCGTGACAAAGCTGCTGCTGTCCGAAAAGATTACTGGCAGTCTCAGATCGATGAGAAGATGAACATACAGTCCAAGCTTGAAGAGTCGCTCGGCATGCGTACACCTGTAATGAGCACCGACGCGTACAAGCAGCTAGAGAATCAAGTTATTGCCCGCGTTGAAGGTATGACCCCAGAAGAAGTGGATGCCGCTGTAGACAACGGCAACTTACCATTCTCCGCTGAGGCAATAAGTACTATGCGTCAGCGTCTACAAGAGTTTGGCGTTACTAGCATCCGAGACGTAGCTAAGCTGCCTACCCGCGAGCAGTTGGCCACGCGAGCCCTGCTGTCCGTCATTGCTCCTGATCAGACGGCTCGAGATGCCGCTCGGCAAGAGATGAGCAACCTGAAAGAGACCGGCACTCTGAGCCTCACTGCGCAAGAAGCCGGTAAGCAGCAGATAGACAGAGACACTCTAAACGTACGCATTGCTGAACTTAGAAGAAACCTTACTAAGGACGCAGCAGATGCGAACGCTTCTGAACAAGCAAGGGTAGATGCCGCTTCTAAGATAGCGTCTACATTTATCCAAGAAAGCAATAAGGTGTTCTTTGGCGAAGACGGCACAGAGAACAACATAGGCGCTCAGCCCGCTAAACGCTTTTCTAGAACGGTCCTTGCGCCGCTTTTACAACAAGCGTCTTCTTCTACATCTGAAGCGGAAGCTCGACAGTACCAGTCCGCCCTCAACTCTGGCGTTAGTCTTGTGTTAGCCGGTTATGCTGCCGAAGAAGAAGGGGGGTTCGCACAGACGTTCTACAGCTTCTTCCGTCCAGACGCCGTAGATACCGCCGGTGCTACTGACTTTGACTTAAGCCGTGTAGAGATGGAGACAGACGCGTCTGGTAGACCAACTAGATTTTACTACCTGACAGAGACTGGCGCTAGAACGGATGAAGCTATATCTGCAACTGATCTACTCAATCTCGACAAATCAGTCTATGATATAGTCGTTAATGCAGCCACTCGAAATGCAGGTAGGTAAATGGCATTTGACCCGATTAAGCAGTTCCTTCAATACGACGGTGCAGAGGATACAAACGCGCTTGATCTGGTAACGGGGCAAGCTAGTGCCCCCGCCCCCGCCCCGAGTACTATAGGCGAAGCCGTAGCAGTAGGAGCCGCTGCTGGGGCTGAAAACATGGCATCCGACGTCGAGTATTTCAAAGGACTGCTAAACGTAGTTACTGGCGACGAAGAAGCTGCAGCTCAGAACATCCGCTTAGCTGAGCAGTCAGAGCAGGCTGCTGCACGCGCTACGTCTGGCACACAGTCGTTTGAGGAGTTCTACAACGAACCTACCGTAGAAGGATTTATAACTCAAATTGGTAAACTTTCAGGGCAGACAGTACCGTTCGCTTTAACTACCATTGCTGGTGGCGGCATCGGCGGCGTTATAGCAAAATCTGTAGGCAAAAAAGCAGCTAGGAAAGCCGCTGATAGAATAGTCAGAGACTCTCTTGAGCGCACAGCGGCTGGCGCAGCAACTCCAGACGAGCGGCTTATTGCTCAAGCAGCGTACGACTACGCAAAGAAAGGAGCGTTTGCAGGCGCGTTTGGCGTCGAGTATGTATCTGCGTCTGCAGGAGGTGCTAGGGAGTCGCTTGCCTCTGGGCGGGATCTGAACACGGACGAAGCGTTTCGGGCGTTTTTAGTTGGCGCTCCAATTGCTGCAGTCGGCGCTGGCGGTGAAGCCGCTATCCTAAAGGCTGTAGCTACGGTGGCAAGGAACAGATCAGTAAAAGATCGATCGCTATTTGCACAACTGGCGCAAGATATAGCGACTACTGCTGGCAGGTCCGCTGCTATAGAGGCCGGTACAGAGACGGTACAAGAGGCTATTTCTGTTGCCAATAGAGCATCTATGGATGACTCGTTCACTGCACAGGATGCGGCGATGCGTCTCGGCGAGGCAGCGTTCGCTGGATTCTTTAGTGGTGGCGCTGTAGGTGCACTCGGCGGTGCAGCCGGTAGCGTACTATCTAACAGAGACGCTATAGCAGACTCGGCCCCGATAACCGCTGTAGCAAACGTCATCGATAAAGCTAGACGCTATATTGATTCTGGGCAGACGCAGCAGTTTGACCAGCAGGTTAACGCCGAGCAGTACGGTGATGTAATGTCTGGGTACACGACCCCAGAGCCACAGGCTGACATTAATGCTCAGCTTAGCGCTATGGTTGACGAGACCAGCTCCAAAGAAGCGGTGTGGATCGCTGGAGATACCCCGCAGTACCAAGCCCGTACAGGCAAACCGACAGAGATAACGGTCAACGGAGAGCTTGCGTACGCAGCTTTTGTACCCGGCAGGGGCACTATTGTATCTACGAATAAAAACGTAGTTGAGTCAGTAGTTGCGTCAAACGCTAGCGATCAGTCACTGTCAGATGCTTTAGGCTACAGCAAACCTAAGAACGCAGCTCAGCCCGGCGACACAGTAGTGCAGGTTGTTGATCGCGATGGAGGCGTTGTATCTGAAGAAGTAACGGACTCGGCTGGTTTAGCAGACGCATTTGGCGCTGCAACCCGCATTATGCCAGAAGGCGGCAGCATCCGTCAGACTACAGTCGAAAAAGCACTAGAAGAACGAAACAAGCGCGTTGAGCGTGAGCAAGGCCCAGTAGTACGTGACATAGACTCAGAAGAGCTGTCCAGCCTTAAAGCACAACTGTCAGAGCGAACTGACGTACAAGAGGCTGATATAGAAACAGTTGAAGTTGGTACGTTTAATATTAGGCGCGATCCGAACGAGACGTTTGCAAATACTGACAGCGCTCGTGCAGAGTACGAGGCTACTTTCGGCGAGACGGACTGGGACGATCCGTTCTTTGGCAGCATGACAGAAGCGCTGCTACAAAAAGCAGTCGATGAACAAATCGCCAACCCTACGGCAGACGTTAGGATAGAACAGGCCGATGTCAAAATAGATCAAGGCGGCGGTAAATACGATTTGGTACGCAAATATAGGCTGATACGCGAAGGGCTACCCGTAGACCCTACCGAGAGTAGCCCGCAGTTTGTTGCAGAGGCCGTCAACAAAGCAAGACGTAGTAAGTTTGCTAGGACTTCCCCGGTAGTAGTAGTTCGCCCAGACGGTAAAGCCGTCAAGGTCAACATGGTTGACTTAACCAACGCCGGTAGACGCTTAGTACAAGAACGTGGTGATAGTACTTTCCAAGGTGATACCCAGTTCGAATCGTCTCAGAAAGGACTGCAAGAAATACTAGCGGACCTTCGCCTTGAAGGGTACGACGTTCTCGTAAACGGTACATCTCTTTACGACGTGCAAGGGCGCTTGCCAGACGCTATGAATGTTGTAGCTGGCCGAGCAGAAGGCACTAACGTACGCCTACGAGAGCTGCTAGCGCCACGTTCTTCTGTAGCCCCTTCTCAAGGGCTTACTGTTATAGCGTACGAAGTGGCCGAAGATGGCACACGAACGGACAACATTGTTGCTATGCAGCGCAATGTAACGCCAGAAGCCGCAGATGCGTTCGAGCGTTTTTACGAGCGTTTTTACGGCCAAAGACAAAACTACGACGTAGTTCGTATAGGCGGCGAATTTGACCCTAATGACATGCCGGTCGAAGAGATAGGGCAGACAGAAATAGAAAGAATGATGGGCGATCCCAGAGACGACACTGCTGGGATAGATAGAAGAGTCGGCAGGGCACCAAGCACATCTGGTGCTGCGCCAGTGCAACAAATACAGTTCGCTGATAGTGATGTAGCGGCATTTGTGGCTGACGTGCTTAGCACTATCAAGCTACGTGTTGAGCCGTTGATTTTTAACGTAGAGCAACTGTTAGCAGCGTCCGACGAACAGCTGCGTGCTACGTTCACAACAGAAGCTGACTATCGTACTATTCGTAATGCTATTCAAGATTTTAGAACGCGACCTAAGTTGTTCGGGCGGTCTGTGACTGGACTGAATGGCAGACCTGTTATTATGCTTCGTGAACAGGCCAATCCACTCCAAACCGCTTTGTCTGCTGGCCATGAGCTAGGCCACGTTATGTTCGCCGAGCACATGAATGGTGCTTTAGATCAGCGAGCGTTACGTGCCGCTCTGCTTAAGACTTATAAGAAAGACAAGGAGTATCAAAGTTACGTCACTAAGTACAATGAAGAACGTGGGTTTGATGAGTGGTATGCCGACCAAGTAGCCAAGTGGGCGAGCCGCAGATTTGTACGTAAGCAGGCTAAGTCGCTTGTAGAGCGTCACTTCAAACAGCTAGTAGATAAGATTAAGTCTTTGTACAGGTCGATGGATAGTATTTTCAAGCGCCGTCTTACTGGTAAAGTTGATCAGCAGTTCGACCAGTTTATGGACGCTGTGCTTGAAGCAAGACGTGACGGCAAGACGTTCAAAGAAACAGCGTTCGCTAAAAAACAACTGGCCCGTGAGATGGAGCGAGCTGTTGTAGAACAAGGTGGCGAGGCGCTAGCTGCTCACTGGCGTAAGAAGATAGCAGACGTAGCGAACAATCCAAACGTTCGCCCCTTGTTGAAGTTTGTACGCACGGCTGACGGCGTATTACGTGGGATAGCTGGTAATAAGCTGGCGAATATGTTTTACGTCCGCTCACAAGACAAAGCTGGCGGCGGTGATTTAGGGTTCTTAGGTGCAAAGGCTCGTAAAGTAGACGACTTGCAAAACAAGTTTGAAAAAGACGTCGGTAGTTTAGCCGACGAGAATGTACAGGCAGCTATAGCAGAGGCTGCTACTAGCGAGCCGACAGCGTCGCTATCACCTATGGCGCAATCAGTTCGTAAGTTTCTAGACGATATCTATGTAGACTACATCGAGCCGTCGAATACGAACATAGGCCGTCAGCAAGACTTCTTCCCGACGGTCATTAATTTGATGGAAGCAGTAGAGCGGGAAGATGATTTTATATCCATCATCGTGGCTAATAACCCCGGCATAACTGCAGCCCGCGCCAGAGAAGCTGTGCAAAGGTTGCGTGAGTTTAACCACTCAATACAGAACGACGGTCCGGTAGACTTTAACGCAACTAACCCAGCTAGCAGCGTCGAGCAAGCGCGTCAGCTTACAGCTAACGTCCCACGAGAGCTGCTGCAGGAACAGGGCTTTCTACAAGATCCTAAAGAAGCTCTAGTAAGCTACGTTCGTCACGTTGCTACGCGGGTTGAGTGGAACGCTCACACCAAAGACGCGAATGGCGTAGACATGCTTGAGCCAGAACTTGCCAAGCTCAGCGAACGTGATAGGGCAGAAGTAGAAGGCATTATAGCTACTTACTTAGGCTATCAGTCAAATCCGATTGGCCCAGTGTGGCGCAAAGTTAATAGCTACGGCCAGTTTCTTCAGTTCGTTACGATACTACCATTTGCTACGCTTGCATCGTTACCGGAGCTTGCTGGCCCAGTTATAAACTCTAAAGAACTTAACTTTGATACGTTTGTCACGGCCTTCAAAGAGATAGGCGCATCGATAAAGAACAGAGCAGAGTCGCAGCAGTTCGCCCGTGATATAGGCGTTATAACGAGCGAAGTAGTAGCGAACACTTGGATAACTGAAGCCGAACAAGACTTTATGGACCCGAAAGTCCGCAAGATGTCTGACTGGTACTTCAACGCTATCGGGCTCAACTGGTACACCAAGTTTACGCGAGAGTTTGCAGCAGGTATGGGCGTACAGTTCATAATTCGTCACGCCGAAAATAAGTTCAACAACCCGCGTTCTGAGCGATACCTACAGGAACTCGGCCTTACAGCGGAAGATGTTAAGAAGTGGGATAGATCAAACCGACGCCTTGATACTCCTGAAGGTAAGAAGGTTACTAAGGCGCTTCAACGGTTTGTAGAGTCATCTATCCTCCGCCCAAATGCAGCAGAGCGCCCTATCTGGGCCTCTGACCCGAGATGGGCGTTGGTATGGCAGCTCAAATCCTTTATGTATGCATACCAGAAGGTTATTGTAGGCGGCGTTCTTCGTGAGATGCGGAACCGAACCAGCGAAGGTGCAGGCACAGGCATGCCACAATTAACAGCTACTACGGCTGTGTTAGCACTGACAGCGATAGCTACTATGCCGCTAGCAATGCTTGCGCTTGAACTTAGAGAATACGCTAAGTACGGGTTGGCTTCTATAATACCCGGAGCTGTAGCCACGGATAGATACTTCAGGTCGGATAACATGGACTGGGGTCAGTACTTTGTTGAGATATTTGACCGGTCTGGGTTCATGGGCCCGTTCGCTGTAGCTGGTATGATGCATCAGAACTCTGAGTGGGGTAAGAATCCTCTGCTACCGTTAGCTGGCCCTACTGCAGAAACTGTCGATAAGTTGATTGATAACGGGTTTGATATTACTAAGACTATCGGCTCCCGCTTACCTCTAACGTTTGCGTCAGACTAAGAAGCTATGACCTACAAATACTTCACACTAGAAGAGTTCAACTGCCAAGAGACAGGTGAGAATCGCATGGATAGCGAGTTTATACGAGCACTGGACATTCTCCGCGAAAAGTGCGGATTTCCATTTGTAATTACGTCCGGCTACCGGTCACCTAGCCATAGCATTGAAGCTGCTAAGACTACGCCCGGCCAGCACGCACAGGGCATTGCTGCGGATATAGCGGTAAGTAACGGCGTTCAGAGGATGGCTATTGTAAGTAATGCAATTGCATTGGGGTTCACTGGCATCGGCGTGGGTAAAGACTTTGTACACGTCGATCTACGAAAAACCACGGCAGTTATGTGGGTGTATTAATTAGTGGTCATAAATTAGCTATGCTAATATACTGACAGTATTTATAGGAGCGAGCGATGGCATACATCGACACAATTAAACTCGTTACGGGCGATACTTTGCCTGACTTGCGTTTTGAACTGAAAGATGCTTCGCAAGCAGCCGAAGGCGCGCGGTATGACGAAAACGATTCTAATACGTGGGCTCCCATAGATCTTACGGATTCTACCGTTCGTTTGCGAATCAGAGAAGTTGGTGGGGCGAATATAATATCTACTATAGTCGGCGTGCTGGCTTCACCAGAAAACGGCGTTGTCGTTTTTCCGTTTACCCAAGATTCGTTTACGGCTAGTGGTTTGTTTGAAGGTGAGGTCGAGATAACCTACGTTGATGGCGGCATTCAGACAATGTACGATCTAGTTAAGTTCAAAGTGCGCAGTGATTTTGATTAATGAGCTTCAAGGTAACGCGATCCGACCCCAAAGGATCGGTAACTAACACCGAAGTCAGCGGCAAAGTATCTGCCGTTGAAGGATCGTTTACCACATCAAACATAGAGCCATCCGGCAGCGTAACTTACGTAGATATAAACGCCGCCACTTCGTATATACGCAGTGTATTTACAGTTTCTTACTCTTCTATCTTTGCGGCAGATATACAGCTAGGTCTGTTTATTCTCCGAAAGACATTGGAAGATGCTGGTTTATTCTCTGACTATATTGATTCAGTTGCCTTTGGAAAATCGCTATTTGACGAAGTAGCTGCCGTCGAAGACCTTATTAGAGCTACTATAAAAAAGGTAGCGGACGACCCGGCTTATGTAGCCGACTCACCTAGCGTAGGGTTAGGAAAAGTCAGAGACGATATAGCCCGTACTATAGATAGAGTTAGGTTTGGGGTTGGCAGAAGGGTTACGGATTCGCTTACATTTAGCGACGCCAATTATCTTGTTATTGGTAAACGGGCCTCGGACATAATCAGGGCTTCAGAGTTACTAATTCGTGGGATAAATAAGCCTATAGCAGATTCCTATAGTGCTACAGATACGCCGTCAATAGACACGGGCAAGACTCTATCTGATTTTTATACAGCTACCGATACTGCTTACACAGCGACCGGCAAATATTTATCAGACTCCGCTTCTATATTTGCTGGTAGGCCAACACTAGATATAGGGCACCATCTGTACGATACGCTATTTGCTACTGACGATTTTTTCGGCGAAGCAAATATAGACGACGATCAGAACATGCAGTTTAGCAAGTTTACTACTGACACGGCGTCTCTTTCTGATAACCTAGACAGGCAGGTAGAATTCTACAGAAGTTTAGATGACAGCTCTAATGCTACTGATTTACCTTCCTTAGGGTTTGGCACATACTTTATCGACGATGCTATTACTAGCGATGAGTTGGCAAGAGTAGTAGCGTATAGCAGGGACTATTATGATTTTAGTTTAACGGCTGACGCGGCTACTTTATCGTTAGACGCCGCTAGGCAGGATAATAGCGCTGCAAGTGATTCTGATGTAAAATCAATTGGTAAAGTTAACAGTGACTTAGTGGAAATCACCGATACTGGGTCGCTGTTTTGGCAGGATTACACGGTCGATATGACGTATTTTGCTGGAGATTATGTCGGTGATAGGCAATTATTCTGAGGTCTAAAATGATTAAAGATACTTTGAAACTGAAAGGCGAATTGACTATCGTCGTCAAAGATAAAGATGGCAAAGTCAAGGACACTCGCAACGAAAAAAACTTAGTTGTAAACTCTGGTTTAGCTTATATTTGCTCTCGTATGGTTAGTACATCCGCTACTGCTATGACGCACATGGCTGTAGGCTCTGGTACTACGGCGGCAACTGGGTCACAGACTGATCTTGTATCTATTCTGGGGTCTCGTGAGACTTTGGATAGCTCTACTTCATCGGATAACACAGTAACGTACGTGTCCTCTTTTGAAGCTGGCGACGGTACCGGTGCTATTACAGAAGCTGGCATTTTTAATGCTGCCACTGATGGAACTATGTTATGCCGCACTGTTTTTCCTGTGGTTAATAAAGGTGCAAACGACACAATGTCAATTACGTGGACTATTACTTTAAGCGCTTCTTAACGGCTTTCTGCCCCCGTAAAACATTTGAAACTTAGGAGTCACCATGTCTGATATTACTTTGCGCAATGTCAAAGGAACACCACTAACCAATGAAGAAGTGGATGATAACTTTGCCAATCTTAACGCTGACAAGTATCAGTCTGGTGACTCCCCCACTTTTGGCGACATTACTGCCGACTCGATCAATATAACGGGCGGCTCTAGTGCAGCAGACATATCAGCAGCGTCTATCCAGATAACGGGTGGAACTGGTGATCAAGGCACGCTTACTTGGAACACTGAAGACGAGACCATCGATCTCGTAGTTAGCCCCGATGTAACGTACCAACTTGGCCAAGAACTTGGTTTTGTGGCTAAGAACGAGAGCGGTGCCGCGCTCGCTAATGGTAGAGTAGTACGTACCACGGGCGCGTCTGGCAACAAGTTAACGGTTGATATAGCTGACGCCACTACAGAACTAGGCTCAGCACCAACTGTGGGTGTTGTAACCGAGACAATTAACGACAATAGCACTGGGCGTGTAACAACGGCTGGTTTTGTTCGTGGGCTTGATACTTCTGGATTTACGGAAGGCGTACCCATCTATCTTGGAACCAACGGCACGTTCACAGCTACGCAGCCTACATCACCTAGTCATCTAGTGCACATCGGTTGGGTTATACGGTCACATGCTACTGAAGGCTCCATTCTTGTCCACGTCAACAATGGCTGGGAACTTGAAGAGCTTCACAATGTACTGATTACCAGCGTAGCTGATAACGAGATCCTCCAGTGGAACGAAACTGCAAGTGTGTGGGAAAACCGTACTCTAGCAGAGGCGAATATAGCTGAGTTAGGTACCGACGTAAGTTTTCAGGACGTAACTGTTACTGGGGACTTAACTGTATCTGGTACCGTTACAACCATCAATGCTGAAGATCTGGCTATCGCAGATAACATGATTTATCTGAATGACGGTAGCACTAACACCAATCCTGACCTTGGCTTCGCCGGAAACTACAATGACGGTACCTACGCACACACTGGTATTTTCCGTGACGCTGACGATGGTCGTTGGAAGTTTTATGATAGTTATACGCCAGAACCCGACGCCAGTATTTACATAGATACATCACACGCGTCCTTTACTTACGCCAACATCCAAGCTGCTACGGTATACGCTACTGGAGGTAATTCTTCGGAATGGAACACAGCTTATGGGTGGGGTAATCACGCATCTGCTGGTTATTACTCAAGCGGATCTAATATATCGGTAGGGACAATTTCGTCAGGCGCGATTACTAGCAGTGGCTCGGTTAATGTTGCAGGCGATTTAAATATCGCCAGCGTTCTAGCGCACGCAGGAGATTTGGATACCTACTTCCAATTCAATGCGGCGAATACGGCAAGGATAGTCGTCGGCGGGTCTCAAAAATTGGTAGTCAACAGCAACGGAGTGTCTATAAACAACGGCACTCTTGATATGACTAGCAATAATATTGTTTCCGTCGGCACCATCTCCTCTGGGGCTATTACTAGCACAGGTGCATCGTCGTTTGGAGACGTTGCGATTGGGGGCGCGGCAGATAGCAACTACGACCTGAAAGTATATGGGTTAGCTCGCTTTCAAGGGGCGGCGAACTTCGTTGATGCCACAAACCCTATACAAGTGGGTGGCACCACCATCATAGACTCAAGCCGTAATCTAACGAATATTGGAACCATCTCATCTGGAGCAATCACAGCCTCTGGCGAGATTACAGCAAACGGTGGCATTGCTTTAGGTGATAATGACAAGGCTACCTTTGGCGCATCTGATGACCTACAACTATATCACTCAGGTAGCCACAGTTACATTATTGATAACGGAACTGGCGACTTAAAAATATACGGTGCAAACATAGAAATAGGAAACGCATCTGGCGTAAAAAACCTGTTTGCAACAAGTGGTGGTGCCACAACACTATATTTTAACAACGCCGCCAAACTAGCCACCACATCCACAGGCATAGATGTTACAGGAAGCATTACCACGGACGGGCTTACTTCTGTAGGTGGGTTTATCAGTATTGGTGCAGATGGTGCTGGAGATGACTTTAGATTTTATGGCGATACATCTGGTCGCTATATGGAGTGGGTTTCGTCTATTGATTCCTTGTTATTTCGTGATAGTGCTAAGGCAGTCTTTGGTACTGGCTCTGACCTACAGATTTATCATGATGGTTCTAATAGTTATATCAAGGAGAACGGCACTGGGCAGCTTGTTGTAAACGCAACGAACCTTTACCTTCGCAACTCGGATAACACCCAAGACTATTTAACTGCTGTTGAAGGCGGTGCAACTAAACTTTTATATGCAGATGCAATCAAACTAGCCACCACAGCCACAGGCATAGACGTAACAGGCACAGTCACGGCTGATGGGTTGAACCTTGATGGAAATATACAAGGTGATACTGGGCAAAATATGCAGGTTTCTGCAGGTGCAGGAACAGGAGATAAGCTAGATTTACGTGCTGGCGATGACGTAAGAATTTATGTTGATGGCGCAACGTCCCACAAACTAGCCGCTAATTTTGCCAATAACGGCGATGTGTCGCTGTTTGAAGACACGGGCACTACTGCGTCTTTTGAGTGGCAAGCAGCCACAACTAGGTTGTTATTAACAGGCAGAGAGACATCAAGAGGGAATAATACTTATGCTTTGCAAGTAGATAACTCAGCGCATGTATCTAATATTGATGCGGCAGGTGCTTTTGGCGTTAAAGGATATTATGGAAACAGTTTAACAGTTAGCGGCCTTGGAGATGTTAGATTTTACGATGACTCAAACACCGCAAAGTTCTTCTGGGACGCTTCTGCTGAGTCGCTAGGTCTGGGAACTGCGAGTCCAGCAAAAAAGCTATCTGTTAAAGCAGACGGTGGTGGATCACAGTTGGGGATTGATATTCACAATGAAGGCACTGCGACAGGTGACGATGCTGTTATTTCATTTGAAACTCAAGGCTCCAGAGAATTCACGATAGGTCTTGACAGATCAGCTACGTCTTTTGTTATTGCAGAAAGCAGTACATTGGGTAGCAACCAAAGGCTAGTGATTGATGACAGCGGCAATGTTGGTATTGGAGCTAGTCCAACATCTAAACTTCATGTAGCAAGAACAGATGCTTCAGGCGCTTACGCATATTTTGGCGCTTCATCTGATGGTGGCGCTAGAGGTTTACAATTTACAAGCAGTGATTCAGGAATTTTCTTAGGCGCTATACACACTATTGATGCTACGTCAGGCTCAGGTCAACTAGCTTTTGCCACTGGCGGCACAGAACGTATGCGCATCAATAGCGCTGGCGACTGGATGGTATCAAATACGGTAGCAAATGTTGCATCAAACTATTCTGCACAGGGTGGTTGTGGTTGGGTTGACTCTGATAATCATTTTGAAATTGCCACAACATCAAACCGTTCTGCATTAGAGATAGGTAAAAACAATGCAAATGACGGGGCAATAATCACTTTTAGAAAGCAAAGCACACCCGTGGGGTCGATTGGTACTGAAGGCGGCGACCTTTATATTGGTACAGATGACACAACGCTCCGCTTTGTAGACGGTTCAGACAAAATTTATCCTGCAGATGCGTCAGGCAATGCCAGAAATGGCTATGTTGACCTTGGTAATACCAACGCAGCCTTCAAAGACCTATACCTATCAGGCGCGGCTAAGATTATTGGTTCAAACACAGGAACTTCTCAAATTTGGCTTGGCGATACGGATGACAATAACAGAGGCACAATAGTCTACGACCATACCTCTGACCACATGTCGTTTAAGGTAAATGGAAGCGAACGGTATAGGGTGGATAGCTCTGGCAACTTGCTTGTTGGGAAAAGTGTAACAACATTTGCCACAGAAGGATTTCTTTACGAAAACGGCAAGGCGGTTGAAGTTACAACAGATTCAGCAAGAGTCATGCGCCTTAACCGTACTACCGATAACGGGAATATCCTTGAGCTAAACAAGGATGGCGTTGCGGTTGGAAGCCTTGGCTCTGAGGGTGGGGACAGCCTGTACATCCAATCTGGCACGACGTCAGGTAGCGGCTTACGATTCCACCCAACCGCAGGCGTTATCGGGCCAGTCAGGAATGGAGCAATTTCAAACGACATCATCTCTCTAGGAACTTCAACACAACAGTTTGCGAATCTTTATCTGGGCACTGGGTTGTATATGTCTGGCTCTCAGGTCATAGACTCAAACCGCTATTTATACTCTCCCATCTTCTACGATTCTAACGATACAAACTACTACTTAAATCCAAACGGCACTTCAAAGCTTAATGTAGTCCAACTTGCCAGCGCGACAGCGGAATTAGAAGTATATGACGGTGCTACTATAAATGTGTACTCTGGCACCAACTACGCTTATGAAAACTATATATACGGCGATACCTCGACCAACTATATGGTTATTCGATCTGTACTTGGTAACGGTCTTCATGTTAAAAATTCATTAAACGCGAACGGTGTATGGATAAGATCTAACGGTACTGTAGAAGCTACTGGCGACATAACTGCTTATTCTGATGAGCGGCTCAAAGAAAACATCAAAACTCTTGATGGCTCAAAAGTCCTGCAAATGCGTGGGGTTTCGTTCACTAAGGACGGCAAAGAAGGGTCAGGCGTAATTGCACAAGAGCTTGAGAAAGTGGCCCCAGAACTCGTAAACAACGAAGGTGAATTCAAGTCTGTGGCTTATGGTAATATAGTAGGCTATCTTATCGAGGCCATTAAAGAACAACAGTCTCAGATCGAGGCGTTGCAAACTGAAATCAAATCTCTGAAGGAGAAATAGTATGGAATACACATGGGAAGTCACAGGACTTAAAACCACTAACGGTGGTGGGGTTGTGCAGACGTACTGGAAAAAGACTGGTACTGATGCGGATGGCAACACTGGCACTTTCTCTGGTGCTACGCCTTTCGATGTCGATGAGTCAGCGGAAGACTACATTCCGTTTGAAGACTTAACTGAAGCAGACGTACTCGGTTGGATACAGGCAGTTGTTGTAGGCTCGTACGAAGAACAC